ATCTAACACCGCTGTCCAACATGGTTTTAACCAGTTGACCCATTGGCGTTGGTAATATCTTCAATTTTCCATAACCTATTGCACCGTCGCACCACATTTTATCAATCATGTGACTCACACGGTCTAGGTTAATTTTAAGATCATCTGGATGATCTACTTCTCCCAATACCGAATTGCCACTTTTAAGTTGTTCATTAATAGTGCCAACTGCTTTACGAATTTCGTGAGCAGGGTATATTCTTTCATTAGCATTGCGTTTATCACCTTCAATGCAAATTCCTTGCATGTAAAGGGTTTTACCAGAACCATCCTGAGCATCCTCACTCAGCAGTTCGACCTGCGCTTGTGAGAATGTCAAGTGTTCTTGTAGGTAACGAGCCATAATCTCTTATACTGGAGATTTAGTGTTTACGCCTGCAGCCTGTGTTGTCACTGGCTTGGGTGCGGCACCTTGCTTGGGACTGGTTGTCATGCCCATATCTTTTACAGATGGAGCAGGACGACCTTGTGCAGTGTCACCAGTCATCTTAACTGGGGAACCTTGCATACCTTTGGCACCTGAGTTCTGTGGCACTACACTTTTGGTGTTGGCACCGTCGTCGCCCATTTTAGCAGGAGCTACTTTGGACAAACTTACAGCTTCCATCATGCCCATTTCTGGCATAATTTCAGATGTGTCATCCATTTCAATAGCGTCGCCGCCAGCATCCATGTCAAATTCTTGTTCTTCTTCGCCACCTTCGCCGCCCATCATGGCTTCAAATTCAGCCATTAGTTCGTCCAGCTTGTCTTCTAGGTCAACCACGCGATCTTCAATATCGCCTTCACCTGCATCGTGGTCACCTTCCATGTCCTTTGTCAGATCATCGCCGTCTTTTTCTGCTTCGTCGTCAAACTCAGCATCCATGTCGTCTTCTTCGTTCATGCCTTTTTCTTCAGTTTCTACGGAACGGATCAAACTGTCGGCAGCGTCGCCGTCGCCGTCGTTCATTTCCATTGGATCCATGCCTTCGTCAACTTCTTCAGTGGCTAGTTCTTCTTCTTCCATTAAACTTTCGTAGATTTCGCGTGATTTCTCAACAACGATATCATGAAAAAGTTCTTTAGCTTTTGCTTCTTCATCGTTAATTACGAATTCAATTAACTGTTCAAATTTTGATGTCATATTGTTTCCTCCAAAAGGTTATGGCTCATGTTTACTACTTACACAAAAGCAGTAAACTGAGCATATTTAGACGCCAAAACTGGTAGTTTTGACTAATTTATGACAGGGTCAAAGGCCAGGAGGGGCGGCCGGGGGAGCATACTGCTTGCGAATATCTTTGAGTTTCTCTTTGTATTCATAAGTTCGTACATCGTTCATCTGACGTAGCTTGCTCAATTGTCGTAGTGTCAAACGAGTTTTACGCAGTTGATTCTTTTGAGGCTGACTGTTGTCTTGAGCAACATCTTGGTAGCCTTCAGGTTCACGTTGGTAAAGTTCGTTTAGTATCATACAGGTATTTATGATGTTGGCGGTGGTGGAACTGCTGTGGGTGCTGTTCCTGCACCTGCTGGTGCACCTGGCAAGGCACCTGCATCGGGTGCGCCTGCAGGTGGCATAGCAGCCAGTTCTTCACCAGTGTTGATATCTGCTTCCATACCTGCTGGAGTAATACCAATGCTACGTAGGTCTTGTCCTTGTGTAGTACTTAACTCAGGCTGATCACGTTCTTCACGCCAGAGTTTTTCGTTTTCCACAATCTCTTCTTGACTCAATCCCAAGTAACGTTCCATCAAGAAACGCTTGCTCATGTAGGGCAATTGCTCTAGTGCACCAAATGTGCTCACACGACTGGTGTCCATTTCTGCTTGACGGTAACTGGCAAAGTTCTGTGGTGGACCTAGTACAATATCAAAAATGCTGTTGTCGATGTTAAAACCACGCCATTTCATGAACATCTTGAATTCATCATCAAGTTTTTGCATGATTAAACGCTGTAAACGTTCGCAATACTGGTTGAATCTGTACTCTTGTATCAGTGCTGTGCCTACTTTTCCGTCATTCATTGCACGGTCCGAGTCGTCAGGACCGGTGGGCAAATAGCTTGATGGCACACGCAGGCCACGGGCCATTTTGTTGTTAAAGTACTTTAAATCGTCAATTTCGCCCAGCCCTGTGCCGCCAGGTAAGGTGTCTACACTGCTGCCACGTCCGTCTGCTGTTTGTGGGAAAAAGTAATCTTCGTTGATGCTAAGTGGATTGTAAGACGCATCCATCAAGTTTGCACCACCACCATTCACAGTGGGAATTCTACGCTGGTGCATTTCGTTTTTAACACGTTCCACAAAGGCCATGGCCATGTGGCTGGGCATGTTGCCCACGTCAATTTTAAACACTCTACGTTCTGGAGCACGGCTCACACGATAGATCAGCACAGAGTCTTCCAGAAGTTCTTTTTGTTTGTAAACTTTGAAAATGTTTTCTAAGATACTTTGTCCAAATGGCCAGAAGTAATCCAAGCCTTCATTCAAACTCAAATGCACCACGTGCTTGGCATCAATACAGGTTTCATTCATGGCCTGGGCAAATCTACTGTTGCCCACAGTGCCGCCAGCACCACCACCTGATCCGCCATTGGGACTTGAGTAGTTGGTTTGTCCTGTACTACCTGTTGAACGACTCACATAGTAGTCGCTGGTGGTTTTTTGTGCAATACTTAGATTTTGAAAGTTGGGATTGATGTCACGGATAATGTACTGTTCTGGACGCTTGCCTTCTGATTCGTTCACAATCACACGACTGACTTTGACCATGTCAACCCAGTACATTTCAAATGTTTCTGGGTCACGCACAAACAACTGATCGCCATACTTGATGGTGTTACGGAACAGTTTGAACATGCGCTGATCCAACTTGTTCAGTTTGGTCCATTGCTGTAACTGCTTTTTAATGATTTCTACTTCGTGATCAGTGGGAGTATCTTTGAATGTGATATCAAAGGGTGTGTTGTTATCTTCGTTGTTCTGTGTGCTGAATTCTGCAATGATGTCCAAACAGGCATTGACTTCACTGTCAAGATCCATGTTTTCATACTGATTATAACGTTCAATACGATTGGGGTGTCCAGAATAAACTTCAGGCAGACGGCTGGCATAGTTACGAAATGCAAAATCATTGCCTGTTCCGGCGTTGCCAGTGTAGCCATTTTGGCGATCGTATCCCGGCAGACCAGCCTGATTACGCCCAGAGATAGGACTCAGTTGGCCATTGGCGTCACCTGCGGCCACTTTGAAATACTTGAGCCAGCCTCTTTTGCGACCTGGGCCAGATTCGCTACCAACTGTTGATTCAGCCATTTAATTGTTCCTTTAATCTGCGCTCAGCATTATTACGTTTTAGTGTTTCAGAAATTTTTGCAGCCCTAATAGGATCGTACGGACGACCAATATTAGCCTGTCTTATTTTTTCAATCACTTCGGGAGGACGCGGTTTCATTAACTTGGCACGTTGTTCTGGTGTGCGAGTTTTACCACGATTACCTTCACTGATTTTACGACGGGTTTCTTCTGAATGTGTCCATCCTGTATGGCACGCCCATTGGTTAATTTTAATATTGTCCAATAGACCACCGTCTAACTTACGACCGTATTTTGTGATTAACTCTTTTTCCAGTTGTTTTGCTTCTTCGTTTGTAAGGTTATCTTTAACAATAATCCTACGTTCTAGAGGTGGTAATGTTGTTTTGCTATGTTCTCGATGGATGCGACGACCAGACCCTTTACCTATATAATAAGGTGTGCCTGACTCTGTTATGTACTGATATACGTAGAAATCCATAGTTTTATATTTACCGTGATCACTGTGCATACTTCAATATTTGCTCTGACACACCCACTTGAGTTTGCATTATGCGTACCATTTGGTCCAGTCTATCCAGTTGTGCTGTCATCATACTCATTTGTTCTTCATTGCCAACCATTTGCACAGGTATTGTCTTGCCATCCGGCAATGGAACCACTGCTTCGGACTGCCCGGCTTCACCTGCTAGCACTGTTGATCCGCCGGGCAACGGAGGAACTATGCCACCGTTGGCAGCTTGAAAATGCACAGGATCTTGAGGTACTTTCTGCGTTAACCCGTATTTTGCAAGAGCAGACACAGCCGCTGGATCTTGATAATTTTGAATATCAACTGCTTCACCTCGTTCATGTAAACTTCGTCCCGGTTTACCAATAGGCATGCCGCTGGCAGTTCTACCAGTTCTACCAGCAGCCACTGATTCATCCCATATTCTTTGTTGGTCTGCAGGGTCTCGCTTGGCACTGTTGATCTGCAACATACCACCGGTTAATTTGTTATACTCAGTTGCGGCAGAAATGACAGAATTTTTAAATGTTTCGTTTAGCCCTTCAAAATTTTGTTGGCTACCAGATTTAGCAGTAAATTTTAATATTTTTGTTAAGTCAACTTTTTCAGCCGCTGATGCAGAGCCAGATCCTTCAGGTGGTTGAGGACTAGGTTTTGCTGGAGTTGCTCCGCCTGCACTTCCACCTGCACTTGCCGCTGGCTTGGCTGCCGCTGGCTTGGCTGCCGCTGGCGCCCCGCCTGCACCCCCACCACCGCCCGAAGCAGCAGGTGCTTGTTTGCCACCACCGCCAAAGAGTCCGCTCAAGAAGCCGCCAACCCCACCACCACCGCTTCCACCACCTGCAGTAGGCGAAGCGCCTGGCCTTGCTGCGGCCTGCGCGGCGGCACCAGGTTCATCACGTTTTTTAGTTGTGACTCCTGCCGCATTAGCCAGTTTGGTCATGGCTTCAATGGTTGCATCAGTGGCGTTGGCAAGTCCTTTCATTCCAGTTGTCACAGGAGTTATACCAGCATTGATTAAATCTTGTAGTTTATCACGTGATGCACGATTGGCATCCTGCAGATCTGTCATGTTCTGTGTGGTCTTGTCTGTCACCACTTGCGCTTTTTTAGCTGCCGCTTCACGTTCTTCAATGGTGCCAGTTTCCATCATGGCTTTAATTTTTTGCTGTTCTTGTATGCTCAAGAATGTGTCGTTGTTGGCACCTATTTTAGCAAGTTGTGTAGCTGAGCCGTTTAGATTTTTTGTTACGTCTGCCTGTGCGGCTGCCATGAATTCAGCCTGCGTAAACGTTTCTTTTCCTGCAACTGCAGCCGCGTTTGGCATGGTCAACAACAATTTCTGCGCTTCTGGAGTGTTCAAACTGCCTGACAAGATATTCAAGAAACCTTTGCGAGTTTCCGGAGCCATTTTGTCCAGCATAATCTGTGTGGATTCGGTCTGTTTGAGTTGTTCAGCAGCCGCTTTGTCGCCCATGGCAGCACGTTGTTCTAACTCTAGTTTGTAGCCAGCATAGCGTTCTTCAGCCATTGCACTTTCGCGTGACTGTTCTTGTTCTTGTCTATTCTTACCGGTAATTTTTGCTAATAGATCTGTTTCTCTAATATAATTGGCAGCTGCCACCGCTTGTTCATCTGCGGACATTTTTTGTCGAGCACCCGACAGCATTTGTAGCTTTGTGTAACTAGCAATGCCTTTATTGACCTCATCAACACTGATACCCATGTCCCGGAACTGTCGCCCCATACCACTCTGTTGTATAGACGATGACACAGCAGCCATTTGGCCAAGACCTTGACTCACCGTGCCACCAAAATTGGCCAGTGTTGTTGAATTTTCTTTAACAATGCTGACAAACTTATCAAGTTCGTCAGTGCCGTAGTTCATGCGTTTTAAATTATCATAAACGCCTTGCATGCCGTCGGCTGCTGTGGCACCCATTTCGGACATTTTTTGATAATTGCTGTATAGTAAATCTGCCTGTTTGTTTACAGCCTGTGTGTACTCGCTTGCACCTTTGACCAGTGTTTTAAGTGCACCACCCACATAAGGAATAAGTCCTAGTAGATCGCCTAATGCATCTGCTACTCCGCCAATGGATTTATTAAATACTGATGCACCAATTTCACCTTCAGCCAGTTGTTTAGTTAACCCCAGTGCAGAAGTTCCCAGTTGTCCAAGTCCTTTGCTCAGACTAGCAGTAAATCCTTTGATACCAACGGACATGTCCATCAGGGCCATTTTGGTTTCAATAGAAACAGCGCCAAGGCGCTTTATCTCGTCCGCCGCTCGCGCTTCGATTTCTGCTTTTTCTTCAGGGGTGTACATACTTGCCATAACTATATTTACCTAGGAAAAAATCATGTCAAATAACCCATTAACACAATATTTTAGACAGCCGGCTGTGTATGTTAAATTGCCCAGTGGCGGAAAATATTATTCTGAAGGCGCAATTGTAATGCCAGCCAATCAAGAACTTCCGGTTTATCCAATGACTGCAATTGATGAAATTACCTACAGAACACCTGACGCACTGTTCAACGGCAACGCAGTGGTCAATGTTATCAAAAGTTGTATTCCTGCTATCCGGGATCCATGGAGCATTCCTGCCATGGATGTTGACACTATTTTGGTTGCAATACGCATGGCCAGTTACGGAACCACAATGGAAATTTCAACCACTTGTCCACATTGTAAAAATGAAGCAGACTACGGAATTGATTTACGTACCATGCTGGAAAATATGCGAGCACCTGATTATTCAAAACCTGTAATTGATGGTGATCTTGAAGTGTATTTCAAACCAATGTCCTACCGAAATCTTAACGAAAATAACCAGCGTCAGTTTGAAGAACAAAAAATACTACAAATTTTACCAGGCACTGAGATGCCTGATGACCAACGAATGTCTGCGCTCAGTACAGCATTGATGAAAATTACAGAGATTACAGTCAGTGCGCTGGCACAAAGTATTGCGGCAGTTAAAACTCCGGCTGCATTGGTCAGTGAACCGGAATACATTGAAGACATGCTAAAAAATTGTGATCGACGTCTGTTCAGTAAAATTAGAGATCACATCATTGAAACAAAACTGGCAGCAGAGATGCAGCCATTAAAAATTGTGTGCGGCGAGTGTACCAAAGACTACTTGCAGGCCATTACCTTGGATATGACAAGTTTTTTCGCGGACGCCTCCTAGTACTGGACTCTGACCAAATTTCCAAATGGGTCGACCAATTAGACAAAGAGGCCAAAGCAATAAAATCAGAAGCGTTAAAAATGGTGTGGTACATGCGAGGCGGATTGTCTTACGAGGCTGCACTGAATCTCAGTTTTGAGGAACGCAATGCTGTTTCTGAAATTATCAAAGACAATTTAGAGACCACTAAAAAGAGCGGGCTCCCGTTTTTTTAGAAAAAAGGTAAATCTGATAAATATTAGTATGAAAAATTACTACGTTTACAAATATCTAAGAGAGGACGGTACTCCTTATTATGTGGGCAAGGGCAAAGGAAACAGAGCATATCTAAACGGTCGTTCTACACCTAAGCCACCTCAACTCGACCGGATCCATCTTATCAAAGAAAATTTAACCGAGGAAGAGGCATTTGCACTAGAGTGTAAGTTGATTGCAGAGTATGGCCGTAAGGATCTAGGAACCGGCGTATTGCGTAACCTCACAGATGGTGGTGAGGGCGTATCTGGTAGAATAGCCAACCCCGAGTCTATCAAAAAACGTGTGGTTAAAAATACAGGTAAAAAACGCACACTAGAGCAAAAGAAACGCATGAGCCAGTCCCAGTTGGTTAGAAAACAAAAATCAAAAGAAGAACAGCAAGTGATATCAGAAAAAATATCTGCGAATCGCAAAGGTAAAGGTACCGCTCCTAAATCCAAAGAGCATAAAGATAAATTATCTCAACTCAATAAAGGAAAGTCTCCTGGCAAGAGATCCGAAGAAACCAAACAAAAAATGCGCAAGCCAAAATCAGAAGCACACCGCAAAGCTATATCAGATGGACGCAAAGCAAAATATGCTGCTCTTAAGGCACAACAATGCTGAACATAGATCAAGTCAAACAAGATATTGAACAGTGGATTGTGAACTTTGTAGAAGTTCCACATCCTGCACTGGGCGGCTTTCCGCCCTGTCCTTACGCACGGTCAGCACGATTGAAACGCAGTTACGAAGTGTTTGTTGGATCAGACCCATACTTCGATCTCAAGAACAGAGCCAGGTACGGCATGGGCAACAAGGAAGTAATTATCTATGCGTATGATCCTACAGAATGGCCACGTGAACTGTTTGCATCTAGCTTGGATCAGGCCAATCAAGAATTTCTATTAGATGCAGATATGTTGGTGTTGGAAGATCACCCTGCTGACCCAGAAATAGTCAACGGCGTTTCAATGAATCAAGGCACCTATGCACTAGCACTGGCACAAAGTCTTGGCGATCTCAACACCAAAGCACAGCAAATGGCGTCAAACGGTTTTTACGATGCGTGGCCCGAGGACTATCTCACAGCACTGTTCCAGCACAGGAAAGATCCCAGACTATGACTTACCAGTTTGCACGTATCAATCTAGAAAAAACAACATATCAACCCCGAGTAGATTGGTTCTACATTACCGAACCCAACATTGCTGAACTGCAAGATATCTACCGAACCTATTGCATCTACAAGCACTTTAGCAGTGTGATGCCGTTGTTTGACAGCCAGTTCACAGAGCCTGGAATGGAGCTCATTGGCTACAGAGACAGCAACGAATTAGTAGCGTTTTCCATGATGAAACGTTACGACGACAAGAATTTATTAGCCGCACAATTTGCTTGGAACTATCGTCAACCCCGACTGCGTTTGGGAATTTCAAGTTTACAAACAGAGTGTGCAATTTACAGAGAGCGAGGATTTGAGTACTTGTACTTGGATCAAGCGCATTTGTACAAACAAGACCTTGAAGGTTTTGAAATACTAGGACCACTATAACATGGCAGATTTATACACAATTTGGGCAGACAAAGAAGGCGACATCTCAGACTTGGATTGGGTTAACGGAATGAAAAGTTTCTTTGATCATTTGAAATTTGAAGGTAAAATGGAAGACTATCGTATTACTCGTTGTAAAATGGGTTTCCGTAGCATTGCTGACATGCCCGAATGGATGATACTAATGGAGTTCCGAGACATGGCTCAAATGGATGAAGCATTTCGACGTGTTGCACCACTTGAAGGAGAGCTAGAAGCCAAACACAAGTCATTCAATCAATTTGTGTCGGGAACAATACAACATGCATTGTTTCGTGATTGGCCAGATACGTTTGTATGAATAAGAGGTACACTGTATTTTCTGGATGTTCGTATACAGCTGGGACAGGCTTTGAATTGGAAAAAAACGAACCAACGCTCTGGGTAAATCAACTATATGATAAGTGTTTTTCGCACACTACAAAACTTAACCTTGGCCAGGGCGGTAGATCAAACGCAGGAATTTTTCAAGACACCATGCAAGCACTGGTAAGCTATTCAGTTGACTATGCCATTGTTGAATGGACTAATACACCTAGGTACGAGCTAGAGTTAGGGTTTGAATTGTATTCCACTCGTCAGGTGTTTATGCCAAGAACTCATTGTCCATCAGTCAACACTCATAGTATTAATTATTCTAGTGACTATCTTAATAAGATACGAGATAGATTTACTACGTTAGCACATGACTGTTATGAAATATTAAATTTAGTTAATTATGTGAACACTATACTCAAAGTTAGTAAACTTACAAATACACAAGTATTTTTTGTCAATGGCATGTGCTTGTGGGATCAAGATTTTTTTGCAAAAAAACTCAATTGTCTACCAGATCAATATACCAAATATACACAACAATTATTAAATTCAAACACCAGAAATGATGAGGAAGTTTTTAAACTCTATCACAAAATGCACAATAACTTTGATAATGAAGGCACAATCAATCAATCGCATTGGTTAAATCTATATAACAGTATGCGTAGTCAACGAATTGATGTAAATCAAGACAACATACATCCTGGTATTCAATCTAACAATCTGTACGCTGAACAATTTTCTAATACATTAAAACAACTACTTTAAGAACTTCTTGCGAAGTTCTATTGATTTCGCTTTGCTCATCAATGTTTTTTTAATTTCTTTTTTTAGCTATTATCTAGATTACGTGGTCATAGTTCACCGTATGCACGGTGAACAAAAAACGCCATTATCTGAGTATAGCAGTCATCTATCGTAATGAGATTGTAGTTTCCTACGCGGAGGCGGTTGACCGGTACCCCCTACTCAAGCTTCACATATCAACGGAACCCTAGTAACCCGATATAGATCCAAGTCCTATAAGCTGGGGTTGTATCTTTTTCACATAGCCCCGACCATTTGTTGCCTTAAGTTAGCAATTGCCTTTGACGTCCAAGTCTGAATTGGGTATCCCACCAATCCTCAATGGAGTTGAGCCACGTCGCCCAACACAGTGTCGTAATCGTTGCCTGTTAAATTTTGTTTATAATGTGTGAGCCATGCACACGAACTTGAATATGGCCGTTGTAATAATCTCGTGATTCTAATACTTGTCTACTGAATTGTTCTCTTGCTTCGATGTAACTACATTCCGATTTGGAGTTGCAATAGTAAAGTATTTCTCTGGTAAAGTTTTCAGTGCCTAGTTTTTCGATGTCCGAAGTCAATTCTGGGCTTGACCCATAGTACTCTCTCCAGTCTGAGTCGACCTTTGATCGTATCTTTTTCTTCTTCTTGATGCCGTTCTTTTGTTTTACAGTTTTGTAAGTTGTTTTGCTAAATTTTGCTAATTTTTTGCCTATGTACTTGCGACCAGTAAGATTATTTGTAATCAAGTAAACAAATCCAACACACTCTTCGGGCAACGTCTCAATTGGGGTATCTTGATATAGCCATGCCATGTGTTGTATGCGATTTATCCTTGCTCTGTAGTTATGCCTTATGATCAAAGTTCACGTAAAAAGTTGCCTCTTCTATCACAGTGTTTGAACTGACTGCGGTAGCGTAGCGTATAAAGTTGCTGATGTCGTTTAAATTAACGCCGTTACCGGTCCAATTGGCACGGCTACGACTAAGTTCTGTGTCTAGTCTATCCAATGTAATAAGTGTTGTTTTAAATGGTACAATGTTTTGTTTAAATGCCTGTGTGCCTTGACGACTTGCATGTTCTAATGCTGCCTTGCTAATTCTATATGTTTCAAAACGAGGTTCTGGAGCAACAACACTTTTGCTGCCTGTGCTGCCAATGTTAATGATATGCCCAGTTTTTCCTGCTGTTTTCCACGCATCATACACAGCCATGTATATTTGTGATTGTGCAAAGTTGGCCCAGTCTTCTTGTGGAGGACCGTCGAATGCATTATTAACAAACACATCAAAGTCTAAACTTATTTCTGCAATTTCTTTGGCATGCTTTGTAATGTCGTAACCTTGAGCACGGCTAATACTAGTTCCGCCAAAGGTCTGTGTCAATTGTAGCCCTAGTCCACGATTGCCGCCAGTGATTAAGAATGTTTTTGTCATTTTAGTTTGATCCCATACTTTTTGAAACTGCTTGCCGCAGGTCATTGCACACTCAAACAGTCGTTCGGGAAATGTATTATACTTCCAACTGTTTACAAGGTCTACCCAAAAAGAGTTGGCAAACACTTGTTCTAGTGAACGATGATGTATGTTTAAGTTGTCAGCACCGTGGCGGTTGACAAATTCTTGAACTTGATTCTTTCCATCCACTGTGCTCAAATCATTACTGCACGGCAGCACCGATTGATCACGGAACCTGGCATCACTTAGATTGTGATTTAACATGTTGCACGGCAATACCAATCCTGCGGCATTGATAGCAACTTTGTTGCCTTTTAGTGAGTCACAACAAATTTCTGTGCGGGCAAAATATTCTTTGATATCTGGGTATTGTTTTTTTAAATCTGGCAGTATGTTAATGCTTTTGTTTTTGTACTGCGGCAGAGCAGTGGGTTTTATAACATACTCTGTTTGTCCTTGCCGATTTTGTACGGGCCACTCAGAAAATTCTTCCATACTGGTGTGATTCAAGAACCTACCAGTGGCACGATGTTTAAAATCTTTGAACCCCAGCTGGATGCTTAACTCTCGCGCCTGATCAACTTGATGCTGGTTATGCTCAAATATGATGTAGTTCCATACTGCACGTCCACCTGCGTTAATGTATGCAGTGGCATTGCTGATAATCTTGTCAAAGTCTGTGTTGCGTCTATACAAGTGGTTGGTATCAGCAAGACCGTCGATGTTAAAGTCTACTTGACCGTAACCGCCAACAATCTTGGCCATCTCAGTCCAGTATTCTGCATTGTGTGCTCCACCATTGGTGTGTACGTATAACCAAAGCGTAGGGCACTTGTGTCTGAAGTTGCGCAAGATGTCCAGGAAGTCTGGATGCATGATAGGATCGCCATAACTGCCACAGAAGAATACCTGACGTAATCTATTGCACAGTTCTTCTGGGAACGCTGTATCTATCACTGATCTAGAAAGATGCTCCAGCGTGAGATATGGGTTAACTCCTGACCCGTTGTTGTTGCGAGGGCACTGAGGACAAGCGGCATTACAATATGTTGTAATCTCTATCTGATATTCGTCTATTAAATTATAATCAAACATTTAATTTAAAAAAATCTTTTATTTCTTGCAACACGTGATCGCTTGTGGAAAACATCGTGTCTTCAAGATGCATGCCACTGGGATTCTGTTGTTTTATAATCCATAACAGTTCCGGAGATTCAAAATTTAACTTCCATACGCCGTTATGTCCAAGATAATGATTGGGGCAAATAAATTCTGGAAGATCTAGTCCTTGAACACGGCAACTTGCAAGATAACTGGATTCATACTCGGGGTAGAACTTGCCCAAGTGTGTAAGTTTGCAATAATCAATTTGGTCTAGATCAATTTGATCAAAACAAATCTTTTTAATAAACACATGATGATCTTGATCTACTGTGGTCCAATCTGTTTTTTTGTTGTAGTGATGAATAGCAAGACAATGTGGTCCGTCTATGATATCGATATTAAAATTGAAATGTTTATTTATGTTGCCTTGATGTAAACATACATCATCTACAAAAATTTTTACGTCTGGAATAGAAAAAAAATTGTTGTAATCAAAGTCTATGGATAGTTGCATTATCCCTCCCACACTTCGATATTTTCTTTGTACTTGTCGATGATAATTTTTAAATGATCATCCCCTTTCCACAAAGGATAACCTAGTTTAACCACGTGCTCTTGAAGTATTACTCGTCTGCGCACACGCTCTTTATAGTCTAATTCAGGTGTTTCGGTGCACATCCAGTTAATACTTTGCGGACGTTGTTCTTTAAGACCTACTAAATTGTATTTCTCATAGTTGTTGTAAATTTCAGTTCCGGGCTCAATTGTGGCAGTGGTGCCTAAGTTAATTCCAATTATACTACCAGATGCTACAAAACGTTGCCATTTGGTTAACATGTTTAATGTATTGTCAAAATCTTCCAGGGTCTCTCCAGGCAGACCAGAAATTAACATAAAGTAAAACTTCATTTTGTATTTGGTCAGTTGTTCAAGATTGAACTCTAAATCCAAATTGGTAAACCCCTTGCGCATTTTTTTACGTAATCTATCACTGCCAGTTTCTACGCCAGTGACCAAGGTATTTCCTCCTGCCCTCCAAAACTTATGAAATTTGTTTTCGTCAAATTGCCGCATTGACCTAATGATCCAATACCCACTGATCGAAAAATATCTATCTGGCAGATTTTTTTGTTTGTAGTACTTGAGGATGGTATCTAAAAATTCATCAAAGTCTTGTAAATCTCCGTTGATTAAATCATCATGAAAATAAAAATGTTGTACTTTGTAACGTTCGTAGTAATGTATCATTTCCTGCCCTAGCAGAGACCCCTGTCGTGCCCGGTAGGACCCGTGCTCGGAACTCATCTCACAAAAAATACAACTCCGTACACAACCTCGGCAGCTTTCTATTGGTAATACTCCCCCGAGATATCCATTTTGATATGATTCGATGTCTAAATCACTATAGTCTGCAAACGGAATCAAGTTTGCATCCGTTAGCGGCGTTGGACTTGAGTTATTCAGACCCGGAAGGTTACGTTCACCTGCTAAAAATTTCGGAAACGTATTTTCAGTCTCACCCTTGAGATAATAGTCAATTAGACCTGCTGACAGCAAAGATTCGGCATATGTAGCAACTGGGGCCCAATGCGAACTCATATTTTGACTTCTGACTAATCCTTGCCCACCTACTATGATTGTACCATTATACACTGGACGTATTTTGTTTAACAAATCTGAAACAAATCTCTGACATTGCCAACTGAAAACGCTAATACACAATACCGTAGGGCGGTGTTTCAGTACGGTATTGACCCATTGGTCAATCCAGGTTTGATAAACTATAGAAGTCTCGGGCGATAATATTTTATCAAACAACACAAAATAATCATCAATTTCTTTAGCAGCTTGCCCGTGAGTTTTTACAAAGTTAATAAAAAAATCTTTGTTGATATCCAACACACGGCTAGTTTTGCCAGTTTGATTACATAAAGATTTGAGAATGCCTGGCGCAGATTGTGGACGAACCGGCGCGATCCTTGGGACACTTAGAATTATTACATCATATATCATTTTAGTTGTTCTTCTATTTTCCATTGCTTGCTAAAACTTGTTCCGTTTGTGTCTTGACTACATGTTGAACGACAAATTCTATGCGGGGATTTGTGCCAACTTGGCACTAATTTTTGATTCCAATCGGTGAGCAAGTATTTTGCTTGACTATCTAATGTAAACACTTCAGCACCAAACCAACAACATGGCAATAAACTACCATCGGCTGCGACGTAAACACTCTGCTCATTGAGAGCATGGCAACTAATCTGTGTATTTAACGTACTAACGTTGGGTAAGTTATATCCGTTTGGTGGATTCAAAAACTCAACTGGAGTACTTTGGAATCGCTTACTGACTTTGGCTCTAAACCAATTAAATCCCATGCTCTGGGCCAGATGTTGAGCAGCGTCTACTTGATGCTGATTGTGCTCGTATACTAACATATCCCAGTGCGCTGATCCACCAGCGTCAATAAACGCCTGTGCATTCTCTATAATTTTAGACCAGTGAGTATTACGTCTGTAGATATTATTAGTGTCTTCCAGTCCATCTATACTAAAAACAACATAGTCATATGTTTGATTAAAAAGTTGTGCTAGTTCTCGCCACCATGCAGGAGTGCGAATACTACCATTGGTATTCATGCCTAATACGATTGTTGGGTTGTGCTGTCTAAAATATTTGTAAATTTCAACAATATCTTGTGCCGCTGCTGGTTCACCAAAGTTGCCACACATGAACATTTTTTCCAATGTAGGAATGTGCTCAACTGGCCATAATTGATGTATGTTTTCTAATCTAATCTCACTACGATGAATTGAATCCTGATAGAATGCAGAATTCTCGCGACCGCATTGAGGGCAACTGGCATTACACACGGTAGTAGGTTCAATGTGCAACACACGAACTTGTTCTAGATCAAACTGTTTCAACATCTGTATTATAACTGGTAAACCCGTTTTCTTTAACAACTTTGAGAATGTTCTCTACACGACCAGCAAGTTCGTCTCTATGCGATACCAGCCATATACTCTTGCAACGTTCTCGGCTCATTTTCTTAAGCAATGCCAGGGCATTTTCCACACCTTGTGTGTCTAGGCCGTTGTCAATCAGCTCGTCAATGAACAACAAGTTGATTGGTGAGTACAAACTTTCCCATACATCACGGAACGCCCAACTCATTGATAGGATCAATCGGTTACGTTCACCACGCGATAAGTTATCAAAGTCTAGTTCACGACCCAGTTCTTCAATCATCACACTCAAATCGTTTTGGAACTTCACAGTATGTGGCAACCCAATACGATCCAAGTAGTGTGTGAGTCGTGCGTTCAGATAACTCAAGTTTTGATCAATAATCTTCTTGCGTACAAAACTATCTTTACTTGTTAATAGTTTGAGCAAGAAGTCTTGATGTTCTTGTAGTCTTGTGAGATCGTTAAGTGTATCGTAGCTGACAGTTTGCAGGGCTTGTTGTTGCATTTCTGTAATCTGTTCAGTGTAAGGATCCCGTTCTTCGCCTTTGGTAGCAATTTGTGTCAGTAACGTGTTCATACGACTGCGGTGATCAACAGCCTGTGCTTCTGTATCGTAGTGTGTGATAGGTTGTGTGCCAACTTCTACCGGTGTGTGCTCTGCCAGTTGTTCGGCATAAGGATCTATTTCCGCATGTTTTGCATCAATCTTGTGCTGAATGTTTTCTAGTTCACTTGAGTGACGAATAGCTTCTGTTTCTGTTTGGTAGTGTGTGGTAGGTTTAGTGCCCAACACACCCAGTGCTTGCAATGCATCTGTATTTTCCATCCATTGACTATTAGTACTCAAAGCCTGCAGTGCGGCTTCTTGTAGGGCTTTCTCTTTTGTTGCCAACACCGTTTCGTGCGTGGCGTCGTGGAAGTCTTGACCACATGCATAACACTTGTGATTTTTTAGTTCTTCAATTTCAATTTTGAGTTTATCAACGGCTTTTTGTTCTTTTGCCTCATCGGCAACGCACCTAGCAATCAGTTTTTCAAGATCCACAATGTCCTTGGCTTGTTGTGTATAAGCGGCCAAGTTCACATGTGCTTGTAGTTCTGCTGTGATATCAATATGACTGAGATTGTTATAAGTTAGTTCCAACTCGCCAATGTCTTTGTGTTGTTTTTGTCGCCAAGCAGTTTGTCGACCAACAAGTGCAGTATACGCATCTTGTTGTTGTTTCCTTGTGGTCCACACAGATAGATCTTTGTGAGCCAGCAGTTCCACTTCAATGTCAATTTTTGCTAGATCATCATACTGGGCAACTAGATATGCCACATCACTGTCGTACTTTTTCTGCCAAAGCACTTGCCTGCGTTTCAAACTTTCAATCTGTTCTTCAATGCGCTTGTTGGCTTCTTGCTCAGCACGGATACGAAATTCTTCTTGTGAGATGCTGTCTTTGGTCTGCCGGTTGAGTTCTTTGATAGCGTCTGCACGTTCTGAAAGCAAGGTAATACCCAACAACTGCTCGATGATGTTGCGTTGGTCATTGGCTTTTAAACTCAAGAACGGTTCGGTATAGGTATTCAATGCCAGCACATGTTTGAACATGTCGTGACTCATGTTCATCACACGTTCGATGGCATCTTGAGTTTCTCGACTGTCGCCTTGCGCTTCGTCGGTGACCACTTGTGCTTCATTGTTGACATAGAATCGCAACACATTTGGTTTTCGTCCACGTTCAATCTTGTACTCCTGTCCGTTGACCACAAAGTCTAAACTGACCAACATGCCTTTGCCATTGGTCTTGTTTACAAGATTGTCCTTGCGAATATTACTTAATGCGTTGCCATACAAGGCATAACTCAAGGCATTGATGATTGTGGTTTTGCCAGTACCATTGCGTGATCCGTCACCGCCCAGGTCTAGATTTTCTCCCAACACCAAGGTAAGGTCGTTGCGATCAAACCCAATGCCTTGTGTGGCATTGCCCACACTCATAAAGTTTTTAACAGTTAAATTTTTAAATTTTATCATTCCGTGTCTTTATTGCTTCTTGATAATGACGATACAGCATGTTTTCTACTGCATCAATTTCTCTACTGTTACGCCAAGTCAACTCGATACTGGGCATAACATACTGTTTGATAAAATCAAACGCTACCAACGGCGTAGGTTGTACAATACCTAAATCTAAATCAGAATATTTACTTTTACGTTTAAAGTCACTCATGCCCTTTAACGGCTCGTGACAAATCCAATTTGCATCAATTTCAAGATATTCGCTATTGTCGACAAGCATAAATCGATAATCAATGCTGTGCTGTTCAAGTAGTAGTTTAGCATACTCAACATAATGTTGCGACCTTAGTTGGTGTTGATCAACCGAAATATATTGATGATGATATTTCTGTACCTCATCGGTAGTGGATGCACTACTGATCCAGAACTTATATTTACCGCAACTGACTACATTATCTTTATACATAGGATCACTGGCAATAACGTCGTTCCAGAATACTGGATTGTTATGAGCAAGAACTAAATCTAATCTATTTGGCTGAGCCCATTGTATTATTACCACATCGGCAGAATTGATATTTTGCTTTAGTTGATTAACAATAAACTCGTTTCCGGCACCATATCTGCTGTAGTTGTTGAGCTCTAGTTCCTTGGTCATCAACTTGATGATTTCGGGCCATTTCCAATATTTTGGATACCAGCCAGGAACAGCAATACTATCCCCATACCCATCTGCTAATGTCAATAATCTCATGCAATTATATTCTGAATTTGGTCTGTATTGGTAAAAAAGTCAGCAAAATCGTTGTGTGGTATTTCAATGTTGTACTTTAACCAAATGTAGTAATATACTACGGCTTGAGTCCAGATATCTGTAATATCTGTTAGATCTTTGGATTGTTTAGCCAACACGTAAGATAGTACTGTATTTGCAGTTACCACGGGATCAATGTATTTGGCATTTGCCTTGCGCCACTCTGCCCACAAATTATGAAAATCGCCTGTTTTTACAATAGAGTTTAATATAGTATGGCATTCTTCGTAGTCAACATATAATTCTGCTACATCAAGAGAATTTTCATCTGATTCGCGCCATGCAGATCGTAGTGGATGATCACGCAGATATAAAAAATATTTTTCTCGATGTGCCCATGGCTCGTCAGTGTTCCACCCATCAATGGGCAACTGTTTTTTAATGCTACTCCTCATGGCTTTTTCAATCATGGTACGAGCAACCACTGGCCAACTGTATTTACAATAACAAATTTTGATAGTGACTGCACCCGGAAACTCAGATTTAAACAGATCTGATTCATTATCAATTCCGTTGTCAACTAGAACACAGTAATTTTTATCATCAAGGAATTCTATTCCTCCGGGCCAACAATCCTTGGTATATTTAGGAGCAATTAGATCTAGACTATGACTATCGCCAGTTGAAGAAAATCCCAATGATTTTTTTGGTCTCATAAAGTTGTTGCCATGCAATGTTAACACTGCATTAACAAAGTGACCAAATCCTCCGCTAGGATACCAAACACAATAGATCATAGATTTTGATAGATCTTTAACAACAATTTTGGATCGTAAAATTCACTCTCAATATTTGTAAGTTGATCGGTAACAATTTGATCAACAGATTCAAACTTTACTTCTCCAGGTGCCATGTCTGTGTCGACACCAGAATTTTTATTTGGGATTAGAGCCATTTCTCTCAATTGATATTCTTTAATATAGGTTTCTTTGATGAAGTTGGCTTCTTCATAACTGATCTCAATGTCTAACTGCACTCGAACATGCATGTCTTTTGCTAGCACAATGGCAGCATTGTCGATAACCGAGCTCAGGCCTAGCACACGATAGCGTGGCTGCGCAGGCCAAGCATGATACACAGGATCCTGTCCCCACTCTAACACTGTCATGCCACGTTCGTCGTCTCCGGCATCAGCATAGTTGTGTGGAAAGCAGTTGCCAATGTAGGTAATGTTCTTTTTGGTCTGACGTTTGTGAAAGTGTCCGGTAAACACATGTTCAAAGTTGTTGAAGTCTTCTCTGCGGATCTCTCCGTGATCTGGCATCTCTACCATGGCATTCATCATGTATCCAGGCAGTTCAAAGTGCCCGAACATGTATTTGCCTGTTAGTTTTGGAATACGTTTATGGTCGTCGCCACACAGCCAAGGAGCAATGACCACATCACCAATGGTGGTCCAATCATTGCATATTTCAATATTGGGGAGATGCTTGGCCCATTCCACACTTTGTATATCTCGTTTGTCGCGATAGTACAGGTCGTGATTGCCAGGAATAAAATAAACACGTTCAAAGTTGTCATTCATGTGCTCCAGTGCTTGCAAACTGTAGTTTAGGGTGACAATGTTTAGGCTTGATCGATTGTTGTGCCAGTCGCCCAAGAACAAACAGGTTTCGCAACCTTCTTCTTTTGCTTTGGCAGTGGCCCACTTGACAAAAGCCAAACAGTCTTCGTTGTGCAGGGTGCTGTTTGACTTGAGTCCAAAGTGAATGTCGGTAAAGATTGCGGCTTTTTTAAATAGATTGGACATAGTTATATAAGGTAATACCAACTATTATTGTACTACCTGTGTTGCTGAGAAACAACCGTTATGGCAAGATTCAAACGGTATTGGCTGGGTTCGGGTCGGTCTCTGCCGCAGGCTTGTCAACAATGTAAGTGGTGATAGTGACTGGACCACTCAAGGCGGCCATACTGGGCTTGGAAGCATTTTGTCGTGTCCAACTAGGGCTCAGTCCATTGATTTCTAAAATGTCATCACGAATGTTTTGACTTTTCTTTTCTAAATTAAGGATGCGAGTAAAGCTGTTAGTGATAGCGGCAGTATAATACGCAAAAGGGTTCTGCGATTTTGATTCATCAAACTGGAGTCCGATTTGACTGAGTTGTAGCAAGGCCTGTCCTCGCATTTCTTCGTTGTAGGTGTATCCACGCCAATTACTCCTTGTAGCATATCTTTCGCACAGTTTCATAAACATGTGCGCCAACTTACGTGTCATGTCGCCGTGATCCTTGCTGAAGCAGCCGGTTTCTAAATCGCCCCGCCAATGACTACGGCCCACACAGAATCGTTCTTTGTTTTCGTCTAAGCGCCAGTGTTCAAATGGAGGAAAGTTCAGTCGCTGTCGCACCGGGTTCAACACCACGTCATCCAGCAGTTCGTCCAGGGAATCGTCAATGGGTTCGTCTTCAAACTCCAGCAGATCCTCAATTTTTTGTTTTTTCTTTTGTGCAGATTTTGGAATCTTTTTCTCGGCCATTGGGATATGATCCCAGCAACTGATACGGAACACTAGGTCTGTATTGGGAATTTTAACAGGGTCCACAATGGTGCCTTCGCGCTTGAGTCGATCAGCACGATTGCGTCTAGCTTCGGCTATGGTGCGTTGGTTAATTTTGTCCAAACTGGGCAAAATAATGTCGTACTGGCTGTCTACCGCAGGATCTACGTAGTAGCAGTAGGTGTTTTTACTGGCATGTATCTCTTTGAGAATGTCTCTGTTGTTGAGATAGTTTACTTTTGGTGCAGTGGGGGTTGATGATATTGATTTTGACGGATCCAGGGTGGATGCCGTTCGTTTAGATGTTGCCACAGGCAGTGTCTCCTCGTAATGTATTTATTATAACACTTTTTACTGCGTTGTCAACCTTTATCATTATGTGGCCAGTTTATTTCTGCGATAAATATTGTATAGGAAAAAGATATGGCAACTACCCCAGGTTACGATCCAAAAAAGGCAGCACTGTTTAATCAACTCCGTCAGGGAGGCGCGAGTGAAGATGCCGCTGCCGCCCAAGCAGGAATCACTGACGCTCCCTTCGGCACCTATGCTGTTGGCGATAACGGCCAAATGGGAGCCGCTGTAGCCGGCGCCGGCAAAGTGGCTGGTGTTGATTTTGTAGCACCAACTGCGGCCGAAACTGCTGAAAGTGCTAGATTTAACCAAGGCTTGCAATCACCGGCTAATTTTGAACAGGTTGATTATGCTCTAGAAGCCAAAAATCCACCAAGCAAAGTAACCCCAATCAACTACACCACTGACAGTACAGAAACTGTGAGCGGTGGTGGTTCTACCAATACCGTTTCCGGTGCTCCGCAACCTACTCCTGCAAGCCGATCATTGCAGCCAGCCATTAATGCCAAACAAGCTGAACTTGAACAATTTACCCGAGACAATCCCAGCGACTTTGCTAGAAAAAAAGCAGGTAATCCGCCTCTCAGTCCTGAAGAAAACCAACAACGAACAGAAAAACTTGCCGCCCTGAAGGCCGAAAAGGAAGCTCTTGTACGCAAACAAGAAAATGCCGAAGCACCCGGCACACCCACAGTCACCACAGTTCCAAACACAACCACTACAACTACCACAACCACCTCAGGAACTACCGCAGTAGATACTGCTGTGCAGTCGCCAGGTGGATCAGACCCTGTTATAAATCAACAAACTGACACAGCCCTGGGAGTCACAGTTGGCGCCTCTAATGTTCAGACAGCTCCAGTTGCAGTTGGAGATGAAGCACTGCAAGCCACAGAAGATGCACAGGCAGCGGCCTTGGCCGAACAAGAAGGCCGCGCATTTGCACCAGCACCAGTGTCAGGTGACGAAGCAATAGATGCAGCTAACGAAGCCGAGTTAGCACAACTGCGTGAAGCAGAAGGTGCGGCAATTTTTGCACCTAATCCTGTGTTGGGCTCAGGTGATGAAGCAATAGATGCAGCCAACGAAGCTGAACTGGCACAGATACGTGAAGCAGAAGGTGCGGCAATTTTTGCACCAGACCCGTTGCCAGCGGCAACTCCTTCCCCAGATTTTGCCGCCAACCCCGATGAAGAAGCCGAACGTGACAATCTCAATGCTGCCATAAAACAAGGCACCTTGGACAAGGCACGGGCACAGAATACCATTGCTAACCAGCGCAGAAATCCCAACAACGGTGATTGGCGTGTGAAACTAAGACTGGCACCCGGTGCTGATTATTTGTACAACGCCCCTGAACCTGGAATATTAAATCCTTTAAAAGGAACAGGGATAATATTTCCTTATACACCCACTATTAGCACTTCGTACAAAGCCACCTATTCAAGTTATGACCTCACACATTCAAACTACAAAGGCTACTACTATCAAAGCAGTTCAGTTGAGCCCGTTACACTGAGTTGCCCATTTACAGCACAAAGCACAGTGGAAGCTGAGTACTTGTTGGCAGTGATACACTTTTTCAAATCAGTGACAAAAATGTTCTATGGTCAAGATCCTCAACGTGGCACACCGCCGCCCCTGGTGTATCTCACCGGCCTGGGTGAATTTCAATTCAATGAGCATCCCTGTGTGGTGCAGTCGTTTACTTACGACCTGCCTGTGGATGTGGACTATATACGTGCTCGAAGTCCCAACGTCAACAACAGTAACATGCTTAACAAACGTCAAAGTGGCAATCCCACAGGTCCAGGTACAACCTTTGGTGGCGGCATACTAGGAAATGTCTTAGGTGGAGCCATCAATCGCTTGGCCAATGCCGGATTACCCAAAGGCGGAATGAGCAAACCACCTGCGCCTGCATCATTTGGTCAAAATACTCCAACCTATGTGCCGACCAAAATGACCATAGCCATATCACTGCTGCCGGTTCAAAGCCGCAAGCAACAAAGCCAGCAGTTCAGCCTAAGACAATATGCCAATGGTGACCTACTCAAAGGAGGATTCTGGTAATGGCAACTTATAATGCAACCAGTCCGTACTATACCACAGGATACAGTCAGTTCTTTTTGGATGCCATGGTCAATAGACCAATACCCAGCCAGAGCGATGACTTGCCATTCACAATCAATCAAACATATCAGTATCGTCCAGACCTGTTGGCATTTGACCTGTACGACAATGGCGGACTGTGGTGGGTGTTTTATCAACGCAATCCCAACACACTGACAAAACCACCTTTGGATTTTAAAATCAATACGTTTATCTACGTGCCCAAGTTGAGCACACTGCGTTCAGTACTGGGGTTTTAAACGATGGCAACAGTAGCAGAATTAGATGCACGTTGGGAAGCACAATATCAGATAGTGCTGGCATTGCGGCGAGAACTCACTGCTGCTCAAGCAGCCGTTGCACAATCTGCTGCCTATCAAAATGGCACAGAAGCCGAACGAGTGGCATTGGGTCAAGTTGGCGCAGTAGAAGCGGCCAGACTGGCGTTTAACGCAGAAAATCAAAAACTTACTGCATTAAAAAAAGAACTTGATGCTGCCGTGGCTGCTGAAGCCGCTGAAAAAGAAGCAACCACATCGCCAACAACATCTGCGGCCACTGATGTTGCCAACAGTGCCGCTGGTGCTACACAGAATCCTGCACCGGCTCCGGCCAGTGCCGGACGACTCACAACTACTGAAGCTGCCACCTTGGCACAGAATACAGAAACAGGAACCAACCCTCCTGTAAAGACTCTAACAGAAACACAGAGTGTTCCGCCAGCCAACACCGGTAACGAGACTGAAGGACGGCCAGGCGGAGCACCGGGTGTGGGCGCCAAGGGCGAAGATGGATCAACCGCGGCAAACACCAAACAAATTATAGCGGCCACACAGGCCAACCAATCAGCATTTGCCCCAAGAGATAATGTATTGGATCAATACGCCAGTTATACCTACAACATTGGGTGGTATCTACTGACACCTGAACAATACACTGCTTTGCAAAAAACCAGTAAAATAACAATAAGTCAATATAATTTATTGATTCAAAGTGGAGGTGCACCGTCAACTGTTGAAGGAGTACAACCTGAATTAACAACCGGCGGCGCAGTGGCCGGAGTTTCGCAGTCTGCTGGTCGCAACCCATTCTTTGGCCTAGATTACTATTTTGATAACTTGGAAATAAAAAGTGTTATCACTGGCAAAGGAAGCAACAGCGCACACAATGCCGCAGAACTGAGTTTTACAGTGACTGAAACTGCAGCCATAACACTGATTGACAATCTCTGGAAAGCAGTGAAGGGCGCATACAAAGATTCCAAGATACCATATTCGGCCGCAATATATGCACTGGTCATACGATTTTACGGCTACGACGAAAATGGAAAAATTGTTCAAGCCAGCGACTCTGACAACAAAAATGCTGTTGTTGAAAAAATCATACCGTTCAAGTTGGCTGACATTGACTTTACAGTGTCTAACAAGTTGATTGAGTATCACGTTAAAGGAGTTGCTGTTCCATACACAGTGGGATTTGGAACAAACTTAGGCGTGATCAAATCAAATATTGAAATTTCAGGTGCCACTGTAAAAGATTTATTAACCAAAGGAGTTGTAGTGGCCGAAGTATCACCAGCCGACGGAAGAAAACCAACTCCAACGCCTGCCAAGCCAGCCGCCCCAGCTGCCGCATCAACCACAACACCTCAGACTCTGGTGATCACTGGCGAGGCTGGTCAAGATGTAGGTGCTGGAACTCTTGGCGATTACGTAGGAGCATAACATGGCAACACAAGCAAGCGTACGAAGTATTGATAATGCCATAGATGCCAGCACTCCAGCCGCGGCAGCACCGCCCAAGGCCAACGCGGCTCCTAGCGTCAGCAAAAATATTGCAGTTGGCCTAATAGAAGCACTAAACAACACAGAAGCCGAGTTGGTAAAAAAAGGTGTGTGGGAAGTAGCGAACAAGTATAGCGTAGAATTTGCCCCAGCTGCACTTGGCGACGCCCGTGTTACCAAAGGTGGAAAGCCCAACAAAGCCAAAGTTCCAATGCAACAGGCAAAAAATCCTGCAGACAAAGTGAACCCTGCAAGCAACTCTGCTGATTACGATGTTAGAACATTTGACTTTCGTGCTGGCACACCAGTTGTGGTTATCCTCAATGAAATATTAAAAAACAGCACGTACATTGCTGATCAGGCAGCGTATATCAACGATGAAGTCACTACTGAAGTAAAACCTCAAAAACCCCTGGGTGACCTGGTGTGGTATAAAATTTCCGTGCGAACCACACCAATAACTCCGTTTGATACCAAGCGCAATGATTTCGCTTATGATATCACCTATGTAATTTCTGCATATCCCATAAACAGTATGCAAAGTGAATATTTTCCCAAAAGCAAAATCCGTGGACGCCACAAAAGTTACAAATACTGGTTCACTGGACAGAACACACAGGTTCTTAAATTTGAACAAAAGTTTAATAAGTTATATGCTACAACTTTCACCAATCCAAAAATCTTAACAGATACCAGGATACAAAACAACAGAGAATCACCACCACGAGAATTTCAGGCAGCAGTGGCTGGCAGCAGTAATCAAGGTGCTGAAGGTCAGGCCAACGCAGTGGGTGCATCAGCCGCTGATTACCTGTACAGCAAAACAGACATTGCCAACTGTGAGTTAACTATTGTTGGCGATCCGGCCTGGCTACAACAGGGCGAAGCTGCCACAGGAATCAGTTCAACAAATTATAATTTTAATCCGTTCAATGCTGACGGCTCAATTAACTTTGACGCTCAAGAAATTATTTTTGACCTACAATGGAATCCAGGTGTAGATTATGATTTGACAGGCACTGGATTGGCAAACCCCAATGTTTCTAGCGCACCACAGGCCATTTATACATACAAAGCATCACACTGTGTTAGCAAATTCAGCAGAGGTAAATTTGAACAAAATCTCAAAGGCGTGTTCATTGATCTATTAGATCCAGCCGGTGCTGCCAAAGCCGCAACAGCGGCAGCAAAAGTAGAACGAGCCGATGTGGCCGAAAGTGTGTTTGATCCTGGGGTTCGTCCGGCAGCATTGGAAAATGCAATCGCCACACCAGCACTGCCTGATCAAGCAGAACAAGCAGAACGTAATTACGCTGCCACAGTTCTTGCTAATACTCCAACTGAAACATTAACCAATCCTCCACAAACAGTTAACCCAACACCAGAGCAGGTTGAGTCAACTACTGCGTATCAAAATGCACTGGCTGCAGGTGCAACACCAGAAGAGGCAGCGGTTGTATCACAACAAAGTCTAGGTGCCAACACAACATCACTTGAATCAACTGCCGCGTATCAAAATGCACTGGCCGCAGGTGCAACACCAGAAGAGGCACTGATTGTAGCACAACAAAGCATTGGGCCAGCCGGGACTGCTCCAATCCAACAAATTAATAGAGAAACATAATGTCAGATAATATTATTAGAAATGGTGGCACTGCCCAAAACTACAAACTTGATCGTGGCGGCACGCCAGCAGACTTTGGACCATTTGTTGGCGTAGTAAAAAATAATGTTGATCCTACTAGACAAGGTCGACTACAAGTCTACATTGAGCAGTTTGCTGGACCAGACCCAGAAGATAAAACACTATGGCGTACAGTGAGTTATTGTCCAGGGTTTTATGGATCTACTCCACCGAGCCCTGGCAAAAAAGGCGACACCACCAGCGTTGGTGGATACCTTGACGGTAATCCACAAAGTTACGGCATGTGGTTCACTCCACCTGATGTTGGAGTCAGTGTACTGGTAGTGTTTGCTGGCGGCGACCCAAGTCTGGGATATTACATAGGTTGTATTCCCAACGCAGGCATAACGCATATGGTTCCTGCAATTGGATCAAGCAAGGCGTTTGACCTGCAAAACAGTGATCAAAAAAGCTATTACAATGGCGCCACAGTGTTGCCGGTAACTGAAATCAATCCAAACAATTCTAAAATTGATGATAACCCACAGTTCTTTAACCAGCCAAAACCAGTACACAGTTTTCTAGCCGCAGAAATGTTCCAGCAAGGAACACTTGGCGATACACAACGTGGACCTATTGGATCAACCAGTCAGCGAGAAAGTCCCAGTGCTGTGTTTGGAGTAAGCACTCCAGGCCGCCCAGTATACCAAGGCGGCCTAACCGAATCTGACATTAAAAAACGTATTGCTGCCGGGTCGATTGCTGCCGCTGATGTCAACGTGATTGGCCGCAAAGGCGGACACAGCATTGTGCTTGACGATGGCAACTTGGAAGGCGACGATCAACTGGTGCGAATTCGCACTGCTGGTGGACATCAAATCACCATGAGTGATGACGGCAACTTCTTTTACATCATACATGCCAATGGCCAAGCGTGGTTAGAATTTGGACAAGAAGGCACAGTTGATGTGTATGCCACAAACTCAGTTAATGTCCGCACTCAAGGCACAATTAATCTACACGCAGACAAAGATATCAACATGTTTGCCGGCGGCACAATCAACATGAAAAGTATGACAGGCACAACGTTAGAAAGTGAACGAACAATAACCTTGGCCAGCAACAATGAAATGACTCTTTACAGCAAGGCCCGTATTGGTGTACGTGCCGACGGCAGTCTCGCCGTGGTCAGCAACAATGGATCTTGGAACGCAGGTGGTGCAATGGTATTGCGAGCCGGTGGAATTGATCTCAATGGCGGATCGGCTGAAAATGTAGAACCTCCTGTTAAATTAGAAAAACGCATAATGCCCGACACTGAATTCAACAATGCAACAGGTTGGCAAATATCGGCCACAGGATTAGAAAGCATTGTGACACGAGCTCCTACACACGAACCATGGCCATTCCACAATCAAGGTGTAGAAGTCGAAGTTGCCATGGAGGAAGGACAGCCGACTACTCCGCCAAACACTCCACCATTGCCATCAGGTTGGGCAGGAACAGTAACAGGTGCGTCAAATGGCTAAGTTTACATTTGCATTGCCAAACGGCCAATTTTTTACACTGGACGGCCCTGCAGGTGCTACACAAGCGCAAGCAGAAAAAATATATCTTGAACAGTTGGCTGCCGGTGCATTTATTGGGCTGAGATCAGGCGACCAGTTACAGCCAATTGAAACAACACTAATACAATTTACTCAATCTCGTCTTGATCGCGGCACAGCAGGTGTTCCAGATACGCCGTTGTTGGCAATTTATAATGGTGGCGTAATATCTTCGTTGCCTGTTCTTGCCAATGTGCCCATTAACAACGGCATCACAGTGGCAGACTATGTGGATCAATCAACTGTGACAGAAGGAATTGGCCCTCTTTCAACATCGCAAGTACAGGCAGTGATGGCAGCCGTTGCAGCCAGTGTGTGTCAACCTGCTGATGTAGTAACCGACGAACTAGGTGTTGGCAAGTATGGACTAAGTGCGCAACAGTTAGAAGACGCTGGGTATTTAAAATGCGGCACCACTGCTAGATTTTTAGGACAACAACAATGATTGGATTAACTGATGTATTGAAAAGTCCCAGCGTATGGACCGGCAAAGATGGAGTTGCCGGTGTTGTAGATTTGTTGAAAAATCCTCCACTACAAGATAAAATACAGTTTGGATTAATGAAGTCTAGTTTTGACACCTTGGTTAAAACTGGAGAAATTGTAACTCCTGGTACAGATTTAAAAGCACCAACTGGCTTGTTATACAATGCGGCTGCAAATGCCGGAAAAAGTTTGATATCTCCCACTGCTGGTCTAGTAGAAGTTCCTAAAGAACTAGGTAGTCTAGCTTCTGGCAGTTTATCTAGTTTAACCGGCGGATTGGCCAATGCGTTAAAAGGAGCAGGAGTTGACTTGGCAACAGGAAAAATTCCTGCAGTAGAATCAGCATTTGCGTCAAACGGGATTTCTGGAGCCGTTGGAGCATTGTCTGGAGCATTATCAGGTGTCACCGGAGCTCTTGGCAGCACAGCCAGTAGTATCACTAGTAACTTAGGCAGCGTGTCGACATTGGCCAACAACGGAACAGCACAACTTGGTGGACTATTGGCCAATGCCAGTAAATATGGAGTTGGCACAGCAGTTGAATGGGCTAAAACTACATCTGGAGCCACTGGTGCGATAGCAGGAATATCTGGCGCACTATCGGGTGTAACCAATGTATTGCCTGGAGACATTGGTGGAGCAATTAAAAGTGCCACAGGCGCATTATCCGGCGCACTCGGTGGTGCCGCCGGAGCATTAACTGGCGCCGCCAGTAAATTAACATCTGGGTTAACATCTAAAATGGATTCGTTGGCCAAACAAGGAGAGTTTGCAGTTAACTTCAGCGACACTAAATTGCCGGCGGCAGTGACTGGTATTGTTCCGGCCGCCGGATTTAAAGGAACCATTGATAGATCTACACTAAATGCGGCAACTGCTAAATTAATTGGCAGTGATAAAATATCATTGCCTGACTTTAGCCCGCAAGCACTTGACACATCTGCACTGACTGCTGCCGCAAGCAAGGCCAAAGGATTACTGGCAGGTGGATTAGATGCAGGTGGATTGCTGGCCAGGGCGTCCGGTGCTGGCGGGTTAGGCAGTATAACAGCGTCAATAAACGGTGCTGTAAGCAGTGCTACATCTGCATTGAGCAGTGTAACAGGCAGTGCAGTGAGCGGTGCGTTGGGTAAATTACCCTATGCAGGAA